AACGGATACTTGGAAGCTATATCTTTAGCGTATTTATTTCCAGGGTTACCACTAACGGCTGTTGCAATATCGGTAAATTTTAATTTTTTATTACTAACCGCATCAGCTATTTTATTAAGGTCTATAAGATTTTCATCTGCCCATGTACCTACAAAATCGTCACGATCTTTAAAGCTTAAATTGGGGTCTAATCCTGCATCTACGTTAGCTGCAACCCATGCTGCCGGACCTGATAATGCTCCGTAGCTCCAATTTGTTGATTCTTTTGGTTTTGGTTTAGAAGGAGTATCAGCTTTAGGAGCTTCTTTAGGCATTGCTTTTTTAATCAAATCCTGAAGGTCTATATATGCAATCAAAACTTCTTCTCTATCGGCATCTCCATCTTCATAATCTGATTCTAAATAATCCAATGCTCCAATTTGACCCTCTATATCATCTATATACTTTTTATCTAACTTATCTTTATTAGCTTTGAAAAATTTATCAAAATCTTTATAAGAAGTTAATCCTTCTATATCATCGTTAGTAATTTGTTTAGCTTTGGATGTATCTCCACCAAATACACTACCACCTTTATCTTTACCAAATACAGATGTACCTTTTACGGCTTTATCTTTAGATTGTTGAGCGGCTTGGCCTGCAGTTGTAACTTTACCAGCTATTGTAACTTTAGTATCAGGTCTTAATTGGTGTTGTTTTTGATATGCATCAAATGCGTCTTGATTTCTAAAATCAATTTCTTTTAACGGAATTAAGTTTACTAATTTCATATTTTTTCAATTATATTATATAAGTATCGGATATAAATATAAATTTTTATGGGATTAACTCCAAATTATCATAATTACTTCCTTCGTATGCTCTGACTGGAAATCCACCTCTTTCTAAGATAAACGTTAACTCCTTTAATAAGCTATCTCTATCTTGCGGATGTACATCAATTAAGAACGCATCGTATGTATATAGAATCATTTTTGACCTTCTCCCATCACACCAATTCAACACTTCCTCAATCTTCTTATAATTGATTTCAGTTTCCAATGCCTGTAATAGGTAGTTAAATACCTTTTGTTCAGTCGCTCCTTCGATTCGTTGAAATGGGATTTCCCTTTTGTAAAGTGGAGTCGTTAAACGGCCCGAAATTACGAATTTTTGATAAACGGATTGTATATACTCATCCACCTTTTGAAAGAACGGAATCCCCTTAGCAAACTCATCCAAACCACCATAAAGGTATTTGAACGATAACGCCTTTGATTCTTCGGTTGAAACTCCATAATACTTTGCTAAATGTTCGTGCGCAGTTTCACCTTCGGGAAATCGATACCCTACCATCTTACCAATGATACGGATGTGATAGGATTCGTAATCAAATTGTAATAGAGTTCCCCCCTTAAAACGGCTCACTACATTCCCCCTACTCCCATCGGATTTATTCATCGCAGCCCAATTCACCCCTAAGTGTCTATTGCTCGGTCTGCCCGTTATCGTATATGGATTGTATTTTGTATAAGCAAATCCTTTTGGTAGGTACTCTTTATTGAAGTGAAATCTATCAATAAAATTTTCTTCATCGACTTTCACCCCAGCCCCTTCCAGCCTTCCCAATGTTTTAATAGAATCTGAATACGTTCTATACCAACCTTTGATATCCGATATCAATGGTATTCTTTTTAGAACTTCATACCATCTCATCAATGGTATGCAATCGTTAAGGTATTTAAAATCAACTCTATACCCTCTATAAACCTCTTCAGCGAACTCTTCTAAAATAAATGGTTTCCCATACTCCTCAAAGTAAACATACTCATAATCGAGTCCTTTGCTACCAATATAGCGATTTCCGTAAACTAATGTGTTTTCGTTAACCAACAATCTAAGTGCTGCCATTTTACATTGTTTGGCATCTATGTGATTGAAGTTTATAAGATAATCGGATTTTTCGGTTCTAAGATATACGAAAGAGATTGATGTATCGTATTCGTGTGCTTTGGGTGAACTCCATACGGGCACCATCAATACCACCTTTGGGTTTGATTTGTAAAAGGACAGAAGAATATCGTTGTTCTCTATTAAGTTCATACGGACACAAATATACAACTTTTTTTTGAGAATTCAAAATCTCTTATTTATAGAATTGTAATATATTTGGTAAATATAAGGAAATATTTTTGATTTTCAAAGCCGCTAAGTTTATAGCCCCTTTATTCGATTCTCTAACCCCTATATCGCTTATATTGCCAACATCATCATATACCTTATCCAAAGGTCCGCTTATCCTCCACTTCACATCAATTACTTTCCAAAAAGGAGATTTTTCTAATTTTTTGTGCTCTTGCTCATCTATCTCAAATATGTAACTATGTGAATCATTGGATTTTTGACAAAAGTATCTTCTAATAAATCCTATTTGATAATCGGTTTCATCGGGTGATGGAACTATCGTTTTAGGATTTGTTAATTTAAACTGATTTAAATTTGTTGCTATTTTAGAATACATACTCTTATTGTTTAGGGGTTATTCTAAATTGTGCTTCCAATGTTGTTCTCCACCCTTCCGGTGAAACACTATGCTTAGTATTGGTTATTTGGAAAACGCCGATTTGATTATATATTTCAGGTACACCATTAATTCTAAAGTATTCACCACAATTAAATCCATTTATACCATCTAGTACTAAAGTTACATCAATAGGACTCAAAGTTGATTTTGCATCTTGCTTTGGTGCTGATATTTTTTTCTTTGTAAGTTCTCCATCCGTAAATATTAAAACTTTAATACCATCTTTTAATTTGAATTTAATTGATTTACTATCTATGATTGAAGTATAATCCTTCGCTTCATTTGGTTTTGGTTGCTCTGAATCCGCTGGTACTGTACTTTTCTTTGCGGTTTCATTATAATTTGCTTCCAATGCTTTCAAATCAATCATATTTAATGAAAAAAATCCATCGGCATTACTCATTAAAGACATATCAAATTGTTGAAATGCACTTGGTGGTAATGGTATTTTTGGTAATGCTTTATCAGTAGCTGATAAATTTTTTAATGCGTCTGTTAAAAATCTTTGAGCATTGAATACAGTTCTACCTGCCACTAAATTACTCATTTCAAAATTAAAACTAAAATCTATTACATTTGATTTTATAGTATTAACATTGAATCTATAAATATCTTGTTCTATTTTAACATCACTTGTTGCGGTATAATCCATTACCGATGCTGCTACATTTTCTATATGATTTGCTCTAACTAATCTGAACTTACCAAAACTATTTGCATTTATTGCATCTAATATAGCGCCCAAAAAATCTATTCTTGTATAGGCTGCTCTCCACGCTTGAACTAAAACTTTATAATTTATAAAAATATTTAAAGCATTTCCACAACAATCACCTTCGGCTGATTTTGGATTTATAATATTACCATTAATATCTTTAACTTCAACTCCTTCATTTATTGAGTATCCATTTATACTACAATCTATTGTTTTAGTTGCAACCTGTATTTCATCTCCTTCTTTTGTTTTACTATCATTTATAGGAGCACGAAATGTTACCATTTCTTTGTTTGGATATAATATATCAGTATTTGCCGAAATTATATTTTTGTGAGAACGTATTGGTATATACTCTTTTTGTGAACCACCTACATTATATTCAGGAATTGTAAATTTAAAATCATCTGGTACATACCCTGTTTCTGTTAGTGAGTAATTCATTAATTTTTTTAATATAAATCTTAACGAAACATATCTTTCTGTTGAGGCGGTTTCATCTTCTTTTTTCTCGCTAAGTTTTCCCCAGTTAAAAAATTCTTTGTCCCAATCAGCCTTACTTGCGGCTAGTTTACCTTTTTCTATATTTAAATCAGCAACTAATTGTGCAATCCATTGGTCAAATTCTTCAACACTACCAGCTTTTGGTTGGGTTGCTACTTGAGATGCATCATTACCAACGTTTATTGGTATAGCTAATGACATTTGGTTTCCTTGTGAAATTTCCACCATAACATTATATGTTCCATCAGCTTCTATTCCAAAACTATAATCGGTAACTTTACCAGCTACAAAGTCATATGACCCCATTGATTTTTCAACGTGTTGTTGAAATAATTTGAATGAAGTATTTGTAAATCTATAATAAGATGAAAATATATCAACAAACTTTTGATAATCGTTCTTTGGAAATATTAAAGATGATACATGTGCTGAATTTGGATATGCATCTTTAACTGGCTTTTTTCTATCGTTAAATCTATAAGTGTCTAATGTATTATCTCCAAATTCAACTAATACGTTCATACCAGGTCTACAAAAAAACAATTCAAACATTTCAAATTGTTTTAATGAAAAGCATCTAACATTTACTCTTGCTATCTTTAAAGTATTATTAGCACCATCTGTATCTATTTCAACACTCTCTATGATTGGTGTAGATATTCTTCTATTTGATTCTCCTACTACTTTAATTTTTTTACCGGCGAAATCAACTCCTATATAAGATTCTTCTTTTTGATATTTAGCATCTTTATCTAAATCGTTTCTAATAATACATCCTAAATAATCTTTACTATCCGATGCTTTTTGTGTATATAATTCTTCTAACTTTTTTGCTCTAGCTTCGGCATCTAACCCCTTCATAGGTTGTTTAGTAACTTTAGCACCAGAAGTTAATACTATCCACGGTCTTTTTAAAACGGAATTAAAATTATTAGGTATTGTAGTTGGAGATAATATTGATTTAACTTCAGTTGAATATTCTCTTTCTTTCAATATATCTACAACCCATTTCTTTACGGGTGCTAAATACGGAAATCCCATAACTTATTTATTTATATTTTGTAAATCACTCAACACTTTAGCTGTATCCGTTGGTATTCTTAGTTGAATACCTGGCTCTACATAAAAAGTAGCATCATTTATATTATTAGCCGTTGCTATTATCCACCACATTGTTTGGTCACCATAATATTTATTAGCCAATAAATCCAATCTATCTCCCTTTTCGGATATAATGTATAAATCCGTATCCGATGCTTTAACTATTGGATAAATGGTAGATTCTAAATATTGTTTTTTAGAATCTTTTCTTTTTAATACTTCACTACTTGTATATCTACTCATGCTTTAAAATTATTTTGGAGTTATAGCATCTGGATTTTCTTCAACTACCGGGTCTTCGATATCTTCTGCTGTAACTTTTGGTGGTGTAAGTATCAATTGTCTAATAACTGCACTAATTTTTTCTGCATCTTTTTCAGGCAATCCTTCCATCTTCATAGATAATGTGTAATTATCTCTTCCATCAAAGTTATATCTTATAACTTTTGTAGTTTTACCATCGGTTATACTATGGTTCTCAATTACAGTCATACCAAAGGATACATTTATAACAGTTGGATATAGCCCATTTATACTTTCTACTGCCGAATCCATATTAGGTCTGGTAGCTGCCCAACTTGTTGCATCATCTATTGAAAATTCCAATTGTGTTATAAATCCAAATATGTTTTTGTAATATCCATTTATAGTCAATTCTATTAAATTTGGAGAAAAACTTAAAGCAACATCTTTGTCATCGTATTTTAAATAAGATACTTCATTATATGGGAATGCTAATTCTTTTAATGAATTTAAACTACTAATCATTGAATATTTAGTTTCTTCATCCAAATAATATAATTTAAATTCAAAAGATATTGTTCTTTCTACACCATTATATCTGTGAGTGTTATAGGGAGAACCAACATATTTAAATGAATTCCATTCTGGTGCTATACTTTCAGATAAACCTGTTATACTAGCTGGAAATACCATAGAATAATCTTTACCATATGGTTTTATTTTAATATATGGTGTTGCTATTTTTTTGGTTTTTAATGTATCTCTTAAAGTAGTATCATCTTTAAAATAGGGAGTTCTTAATATTTGTGCATTTATATCATCCACTTTTATATAATCCCCTTTTCTCTCCATCACTCCGGTTGGGATTTTACCTGTGTAGCTTGTTAAATAATCGGAATTTTTAACGTTACCATCTGCCAAATTACCAGTTGTTGATTTTTTAGTTCCGCCACCATATAGTTTGCCTGATTTATCAACTTTATCTGATGGTGGTTTTGGCCCCTTTTGTCCTTTTTTTCTTTTCTTAGTAACTAAATTTGTAACAGCTTTACCTATTGCTTTTTTAGCTGCTCCTATTCCTGCACCAATGGCTTTACCAGCCATTTGATTTAAATCACCCTTTAATACACCCGAAAGTGCATTTGGCCCCATCGGAGTTTTACTTATATAGTAATCTTTGCCAGCCTCAACTGCATATCGTATTGCGGAATGGTCGCCAACTGATGCGGGCAACGTTCCCTTTGTAACAGGTGCCCCTTCTTTTGTTTCAAATATAGTATCCGAAGGTCTATTTGCTGAACCTCCTAATAATGAACCTAAACTTACGGGAGCTTTTTTAAGCGGGTCTTCGTTATATCTTGCTGATTTAGTTGCTAAACTTCTCGGTGGGTCAACAGTTCCTTTTAATGAAATACGTGGAAGTTCTGTACCATAGATTAATGGTGGTGTTACTAATTTTTTGTAAAACAAAACTCTTGGTCCTTTTGGATTGATTTCTGCTTTTACAAAATCCATTATCTTGCCACCCAAACCTTTGTTTTGAGCTTCACCATTCCACATAGTGACCTCTCCGTTTGAGTTAGCTTGTTTAAATAAATCTAAGATACTTGGCATTTGATAGTAATTCTATTTACTATAAATATCCTTTAAGAAAATTTAT